GTAATGGTACGTACCAACGTCCGACTCTTTTTGGCGCGCCAGGATGGCCTTGCCCGAGCGCTCGTTGCTGGTCATGCCCAGCGAGGCGTTGTACTGGCCCGTGGAGGATTTGATGTCCTCAGAGGCGCCTTCCTTGGCCTGCAGCAGGCCGCTGGAGGCCATCGGAGGCTGTGCCCGCTGGGGTAGTGGCAGGAGGTTGCCTTGGCCGTCTGTAACGTCCGGATTGACCTCCAGATACGGCCAGTTGTTGGTGTTGGCCGTCTTCCACTGATATTCGTAGCCCTCGAACTGGCCGCCGTAGCCAATGAACGGTGCTTTGGGCGCCAGCGCCAGCATTTCAGCTTCCTGGCTCACCCAGTAGTTGTACATGCGCTGCGCATCCTTGGCGTTGCGCACCAGACCGGAGATGTAGATGCGGCCGTCCACCTCGAACTCGTTGCCCACCACGCGCACGACGGGGATGTGTTTGCCCGCCCAAGTGGATTCTTCAAGGATTTCGTAGCCGTTGATCTTGCACCACTTGACCGTCTTGCGGTCGGCCTCGCGGCTCTTGAGCGGCTTGCCGAACATGCCGCGCAACTGCTTGTCCTCTGGCGTGCCCGAAAACGCAGTCAGATTGCCCGGATACAGGTTGAGCGTGTGCTTCTTGATCTCGTAGTAAAAATACTCGGCGATGCGTACCGTGTCTTCGTTGATCCACTGCTGCACGGACTGGTCGCCCACACCCAAGCTCATCAGGGTGCTGATCGGGGCGGCTTCCGGGTACAGGCGCTCATACTCTTTGCGTGTGAGGTCTTCGGTGATGAAGCACCAGCGGGCGTCCGCGCCGGTGGGGTCTTGCATCAGAGGGTCCATGTAGACCGAAAACGAGTTGCGGATGCGCCCGATCTTGATCTCTTGATCGAAGCTGTTCTCGTCGCAGTATTCGGTCAGGATGCGGATGTAGCCTTCGCCGTAGGCCACCTGGTTTTCGCAGGCCGTGTCGTAGGCCACGTCTGCGTCGCTGATGTACTCGATGTGCCGGATCACGCCGTTGAACACCTCGGCCACGTCGGCCTCGGCCTCATCGTTTGCCGGAATGACCTTGATGCCTGGCCGGTTGATGCGCTGCTCGTTAGTGACCTGATGGACGTGCTGGGGCAGCTTGTTGATCGTCAGGCAGGGCCGGGCGTTGATCGTCTGGCCTTGCACCGCGCCGCGCGTTTGCAGCACGTCGGCGGGCCACTGCCACTGGTTGTCGGGGGAGCCTGCGTAGAAGCGCAGGTCGTCGATCTCGTCCTCGCGGCTTTCGGAGAGCGCCGAGATCGCCATGCTCATGCGCGAGCGCGCTTCGGCGAGCACTTCAGAGTTGCCTCTGCCGGGGTTTTCAGGCCCGTTTACCGCGACGTTGGCCGCAGCATTGATTCCGGTTGGATCGCTCATTGCTCAACCACTCCAAGTACGTGATCTTCACGCATTACGAGGTAATCGTGCTTGTCAAAGGTGAACTCCTGCCCGACAAACTCGCCAAAGCAGATTCTATCGCCAACTTTGACATCTTTGGCATCTGGCCCAACAGCCAAAACAGCCCCAAAACCGGTCTGTTTGGCCCTCAAAAGCTGCAAAAGTGCGTGTTTTTCGACTTCAGGCTCGACGATCAGGCAGTCTTGTGTGGCGCGGAGGGTCATTTTTTCTTCGATGTTGATTTTTTAGGTGCGGCAGCTTGTCGCTGTGTCGCATACGCGATCGCCAGACTTTGTTTCACGGGTTTTCCCGCATTGACTTCAGCTTTTACATTCTTGCGAAATGCTTCTTTGCTTGTGCTTTTGACCAATGGCATGTCAAGCCCTCATCCAGCTGCTGCTGATTGCGCCGCCGTATCCAAGGCGACGTGTGGTTGTGCGTTCGGTTGGTTCTCTTGACTCTCTGTGCGCGACCGGAAAGGCAAACGTCAACGCAATTGCGTCTGCCGCGTCGGGTGAGGCCAGCCCTCTGGCTTTCATGTCTTTCTTGGACTCCAGAAAGATCGCGCCGCGCGAGTCCGGCTTCATCATAGGCGAGATCAGGTCGCTTTTCAAGAACTTGTCGTTTGGGATGCACCCGCTCTTGAGCCATTCGCGCATCTCACCCCAGATTTCCGCTCTCTTGTTGCCGTACATGGCCGGGTTCTTGGCCTTCCAGCCGAAGTTCACCCCTTTGACCTTGTAGCGCTGCTCCTTGAGCCGGTCCACGACGCCTGCGCCCAGGCCGCCCTCGTCGATGGCCACCAGCGCTGGCTTGTACTCCTCGATTGCCTCGATGACGTGCCCCACGACTGTCATCGTGTCGTCGCCGCGGTAGCGCAGTATCTTGGTGATGTCGCGCCCTTGCCTGATGGCGATCACTGTCGAGTCCGACCCGAATCGCGCCGGGTCCACCCCGATGACGACGGGCGCGCTGGAGTCCTTGACCGGCTGCCTTGCGATCGCCTCGTTGACGACGTAGCTGGAGATGAACTGATCGTCGCCCGCGCCAGGGAACTGACCATAGACCTCGACGTGCGCCTGTGTCGACTCCGGCCCGTATTCGTCGATGATCTGCTGGTAGACCTGCTTGTCCGTGCCTTCGACTGTTCTGGCGTCCACGATCTTTGTGCGCCAGAAGTCACGCTTGCCGTGGTGCGTCTCGTAGAAGTACCCGCTGTTGCGCCGGGGGTTGGAGAACGCCAGCCAGAAGCGGTTGGGTGTGTTCTCCGTGAAGAAGCCCGCTGCGACAGACCAAATTGAATCCGGAATGCCCGAGCTTTCATCTAGCACCAGCATCACGCCGTCGGCGTTGTGTAGACCGGCGTAGGCATCAGGGTTTTCCTCTGACCACAGCCGGCCTTCAATGGCCCAATACCGGGTGCCTTTTTTCAGATCACGTTCGACCAGCTCAGTCAGCCATTTGGCCGGCATTACGCGGGTTGCGCTGATCTCAAACCAATGGCTGTTGATCAGCATGGCGCACCATTTCGTGATTTCCGCCCAAGTGACCGAGCGCAGCTGTGATTCACTGTTGGCCGATACAACCACAGAACCACCAATGCGAGTTGTGAGCATCCACAGCACCAGCCAGCTCACCAACGCGGATTTGCCGATACCGCGGCCAGACGATACAGACATGCGAAAAGTGTCAAAGTCAATCTTGCCTTTGTTCTGCGCGATGTGTTCTGTCAGGTCTGCCAGCACTTCGCGCTGCCATCGCCGGGGGCCGTTGAAATGCTCTAGCGGCGTTCCTTTGACACCCCAAGGAAACGCCATCAAAACGAACGCCAACAGGTCATCTTTGATCTTGGGTGACCAAAGACGGCTCATTAATAGTTGCTCGTCCTGCGCTGAGTAGATGGTTGTCTGCATGTTTTATGGCTGGTTGATTGACTTCGACGTCGATGACGTCCAGGCGCTGCTCTGCTTCGCGTAGGGCGCCCAAGATGCTGATCTGCTGGTTGACGTCGACCTGCACCTGCTGCTTGGCCACCCAGTCGTGCTGATGCTTCAGGATTTCCAGCGCAGCCTTGGCGTCGCCCGCGAGCGCCGCCTCGTGCAAAACAGTGGACATCTCCATCTCACCGTCGGCTTTGCCCTTTTGCGCCGCCAGCTGGGCCAATGGGTCCAGCTCGCACAGCTGCCGGAACTCCTCCGGACGCATCCCCGACGCCAAGGCCAAGGTGTCACCCTTCAGGCCACGCTTGGCAGCGTGATAGATGCGCTCCAGACGCGCCTCAGTCGCCTCGATCTTTCGGATGGTCAGTGGTAGTGACTTGAACATGCGCCGCAGTGTAAGGCACTTGGAAACGGTTTGCAAAAAATAAAAAATTGCAAAAAATTATTTTGCGTGTTGGCGGTTTGCAAAAAATTGTCTGCGGACCCTCCGTTTCCGCTCGGCCCTTGCGCCGGACCTCACCCACCCCCTCGCTCGAAGTTCGAAGCTCCATGCTTACAGCTAACTGACGTTGGCAATGTTGGCTATGCCAACGCAAGTCACTGCGCGCTCACGCCAGGCTGTCGGTCAACAGTCAGGTGTGGGCAATGTTGGCTATTTGTTTTCGATAGCCAACATTGCCAACAACTGGGCGCCCAGGGGAATTCCCGGCAAACTGCGCGCGCCAGTTTGTTGGCAATGTTGGCAATGTTGGCTATGCTAACGAGATTAGAAGCCGGCGCCCGGCGAGAAATCTGCGCGCCCGCAATTCTTATACTGTATACATTAGTAGTATATATTTTATCTTATAAATAGAGATATAAAACATAGCCAACATAGCCCACAAATAGCTCCAAGCCTCTATCCATGCGGCTCCCAGCGTTGGCAGTCCAGCGCGCTAACGTTGCCAACATCTCGCCAACATTGCCAACACCAACCTAGGGTAAACACCTATGCAAATAAATATCTTGCAAGGGTTGATAACTGCAAGGAAATACCTTACAATGCTATGCACCAACCAACCAAAAGGGCAAACCATGTACCGTAGCAAATTTGAAAACGTAATAGTCGGCGCCGTCATCGTGTTTTGGTACGCGCTGGCCGTTGCAGTGATTCTCTCGCACACCCTGGCACGTTGAAAGGATCGGCCATGCAACAAACCAACCAACCAACCGACTGGCGCGACATCGGCGCCGCGTGCATTGTCGGCCTGGCGCTCGCCGCGCTCGCGCTGCATTACTTTGACGTTTTGTTTTTCTATGGGGCAAACCATGCTGATTCTTTCCACTAAACTCAAAAATCGTTTTTCCGCCGCGCACACCGTTGCGCTTAAAAATATCCGCGTTAATGGCGACACACGCGGCTGCAGCGGGTTTATCGCACTGGGCGACGCCGTTGTTTACATCAACACCGAAGTGCTGGGCGGCGGCTATTTGTACCGCACTGCCGCGCACATGAAAGACTACACCGGCGGCGTAAACAAATACGCGCGCGACTTGGATTCTCTTGTCGCTGGCATCAATCAACTGCTGAAAGCCTAACCATGCGAATCATCCCGATCAAAAAAGCCGACGCACGCGCGATTTGCGGATCTCTGACGCAAACCAGCAAAATGCCCTGCAAATCATCAAGCCTGCCAACCGAAGCTTGTCAGACTGGCGCGCGCATGGC